GGGCGCGCGCCTCGTCTGCTACCTCGTCTGGGACATCCCAACCCTTGGCTGTTTTATTCCATTTTCCGCCTAGTGCCTTTATGGCATCTTTGACGGGGTATGTATTGCCTGTTATTGTGATCATAGTTTTGAGTTGTGTGTGTGGTGTTTATTTTGATTGTTTCTCCCCACCAATTGCGAGTAGTTTGCTCTTGTTGGTGTATGGTTTATGCTTCGCAATAGAGCTAGCATTCCACATTTTTTGCATTTCCTTAAAATCTTCCTCTGGAGTGCTAGGGATTAATCCTTTGACCGATAGTGTTTTGCCAGTAATCGGGCAATGCGTAGTTGTTATAGTCATGATTTTGTGCTGTGTTGTGTTGTGTTTATTGGTTGAGTAGTGCAATGCGCTCCATGATTAACCCATCCAAGCGGGCAAGCTCGCGGGGCGTGATAGTGCCAGCTGCATAGTGCCTATCGCATCGCTTTTCTAATGCTTTGAGATCGGCAGTAGATACTGCAGCGCGGATGCGCTGTGATAGTGCTGTGTACGTGGTCATAGTGCTAAGGACAGGAGGGTTAGGGTTACAAGTAGAGCAATCGTGAGAATACCCCCGATGATTTCAGCGGTGGTGGTGAGCCATTTCCGCCATGGATTGCGGCGGATGGGACGGCGGATTAGTGAGCAGACTGGGTTCATGGTTTGGATTGCTTGGTTTTGGGCTGAATTCTACGAATGATGGCGATGGCATCGCGTACGTTTTCTGTGGGAGTGTAAAGCCCGATTGCCTTGTGATGGCGCGTTTTAAATTCGTGCTGGATTGCAAGCTTGCATGAATGAAGAAAGCTTTCTGTGTTTGAAATTTGCATGTTTCCTGTGATCATAGTTTTATGCTGTGTGATGGTTCTGTGATAGTGGGTTAAACATAGTCGATCCATGCGCCGCCGTCATATTGCACAGGCGGCAAGTCGAGATAGTCACGGGCGGCATCGATCAACGCTTGCGAGCGGTCGAAAGCGGCAGCATGAAATTGTTTCGGGACATGCTCCCGCCATGCGCTCATTTTCGCGTCGTAGGTTGCGAATCTGTATTGACCCCCAAAGATTGACAGTGTTGATACGTTTTGGCGAGCGTGCTTGATAGCTGCGGATTTTGTGACAGTAGTTTTCATTTTGTCTGTGTGTTGTGTTGTATTGTTTTACAAGGTAGCGCGTGACGCTAGTTTTTCGGAGATCATGCCAGACTTGGCAAGGCTGTCGACATAGTCGCAAAAAGCCGTGCGGGTGTCTGTATTGTGTCTGTTCTGCGGGGCTGTTTTGATACCCCATTTGCGAGCGTGATTTTCTAGCGCGGGATGAGATGCCCAAAATTGGGAGCGGATTGCTTTCTGTGTCGTGATTTTCATGTTGTAATTGGCTTATGCCATATCCCCTTTCGGGGATTTCGATCTTTGCCTAAGATCTCATCAGTGGCTTGTTGATTTTTGTTATGCCATCGCTGCAGCTGATGCCTTGGCGGTCTTACTCCCGTGTGGATTAATCCAAACGCTTTTTGCAGGTTTTGACCAGCCCTGGCACAGTTGGCATTGTGCGCATGTTAAACCACGGGAATCGGCTAGGCATTCGACAGTGTTGGCAGGCTGTACGGGTGAGACGTGGAAAACTCGCAATTGGAGGGAGTTAGCAAGATCGAGGCTCGAGGCTGTTTCTGTGCTGGCCATAAAAAATTGATTGTACGCCTCCCGCTTGGCAGCAGGCATCGTTTTCCAGTTGTGGAAATATCCAGTCCAACCTGTGCTGGCCTTGGCAATTGCTTTCACCATTGAGATGGGTAACAAAGTAGGGTTGCCATACGCCCCGAAGCGTACTTTTTCGCCCTTAAATGCTTTTGCGTAGTCTTTTGGCATAAGCTTTGGCATATTTCCGCTGTGGTATGATTTCCAGATGGCCAAAGGAGATTGACCAACGTTAACATAACAGCCGTTACCAGATGCGAAAGGACAGCCCTCGCAAATTGTCACGGCATCTAAGCCAGATTGCACTGCGGCGACAGGGTTAACGTCAGTAAGCATAATCCAGATCTGAATCATATCCCCTGTCTTGCGGTTTTGTGATTCACGGGTGAAACCAGATGCTGCTACGAAATAGCGTTGACCGTTTTTTGTTCCCTCATGTAGAATGTAAGTGTTATTTTTCATGTTCAAGTATATATTCAGGTTGTGGCCGCCAATCGCGGCGACAGGCAAAAGATAACCAATCTAGAGAGAATGTCTACAACATTTTAGTAATTATTTTCACTTTTCTTGTTTTCTGTTGATTCTCAAGGGCTTATTGCATGAGATTTTTTCAGCATTGCCAGCAATAGGCGGGGAAAACAGAGAGCAAAGCGTCAATTTAAGGGATGATCGACAGAGAATCAGCGAGGGAAAGTGTCTCAGGGAAAGTATCTCAGAAACCTATTCACCATCTCAATAAATAATCATCAACAACCGCTCAGACACCTGGCAAGCATCGGATGTCATCAGTGCATTATCAACCGTTCCTTTGTGTACTGATTTTACACAGCAATCACAAAACATGTCAAGCATAAAATGATTTCTGTTAGGCTTTTTCTCGGTAAAGATTTACGCGGATGATTGCGGCGATACCTGGACAGCGTGCCAGCAATTCAAGCGAGCGTTTCACAAGGGTGCTGCGGCAGTGCAAGCGAGTGTTTCAAGCGATCGTTTAAGTGTGGACGTTGCGACTATGCCAGCGAGTGATTCATACGGACGTTCAGGCGGTGCTGTCTCGGTGCAGGTCAAGCGGGCGATTGATACAAGCGTTTGATTCGCTAGGTGTGCTGGTGAGTAGTGTGCGGGTGAACAGGGGGGAGGGGGTTGCGGGGGCGGTGCCTACGGATATAGCTATTGGTTCCCTAGCCTCCGAAAAAATGCCTAAAGGGGAAATCCCCACCCTCCGAAAAAATGCCTAAATGGCTACTTGACAAATTCTCACAAAATGATAAAACACGCGCATGAGCAGTCCAGTTTCATACGACCTACAGGGTCAAGGCGGCGGAGAGGTATTATTTGGCAACGTATCTGCAACTAAGAATTGCCGATGGATTCAGTGTTTGACTGATTGCGAATTTGCTACCATTAGTTCTCCAAATTTAACAAACGCAAGTGACATAACTGGGGTTACAATTCCTGCTGGCGTAGGTATCGGTGGCTTGTTTGATGACATTGAATTGACTAGCGGATTAGCTGTTGTCTATTACGTCTAATGAGTCAGTTTGCACAGAGTGGCAGTGCGATGGACGAAGCCCAATCCTCAGATGGGGATGGTGGGTTTCTGAGCGTGAATCAGCGATTGCAGTTGAACCAGCTAGAAGTTGGTGAGGTGCGTGAGTCGTTGAACGGCAGGATGGAAGGATATTGGAAGCCTCGCAAGGGAGTTGTCGCTAGGACAGACTCTCTGACAAGCGGTGGTAGCCCACTTACGATTCCGTTCTTTCTGATTGATTCAGCTAAAAGCATCACTGCTGCGAGTGTTACTGCTGGCGTAGTTACGATTACGATTACAGGTCATGGCTTGACTGGAACAGCATTGGCTCGCGTAGCTGGGTTAGCTGGAGATGCCACATTAAATGGTGACTTTGCGCTTACCGTTGCTAGTGTTGATACGTTGACGTATTCAGTGCCTGGGTTGACTACTATTACCACAACAACTGGAACCTTATCAGGAACACCTATCAACGATGCTGCCAACGTCAACGTCAGAGCATCTTGCTTGTTCAGTGATCCAAACACAGGGAATGCAGAGAGCATTGTGCTGGCATTGGACACAAAGGCAATCTTGGTGGATCTGGATGGCTATACTACGCAGGATATTGAATATCCAGAAGGTCAGTCCTTAACGGGAGACACAGAGATGATACAAGCGTTTGATCGTGTGTATCTGTTCCGTGGTGGATTCCAAGGATTTGAGTGGTTCCCTAATGGTCGTCAGATTGAGAGTGCAAGTCAGGCAGGAACTACCGACGTTACCATGCGTGTAAGAGATCATGGGTTAACTGCTGGAGACACTATTGTCGTCAGTGGGCTTACAGCTGTATCTCCTGATATTCCAGCGAATGGAACATTTACAGTTGATTCTGTTACCAGCAAGGATACGTTTACCTACATATTCACATCATCTCAAACTGAAACATTTGGGGTTACGGATGCTGTGTTGAAATCTGGGTTCACGCTTGTTCCTGGAGGAACATACACGCAACCACAGGTATTTACTACTGTTGGAAATAATGGGTCAGTATCTGGTGGCGTAGTAAGCCTCACAGTTACAGGGAATACAACGATTGTAGCTGGAGACACCATTGTTATCTACGAGACTACCGTCCCTGAGTTCAGTGCTATCTCTGGCAAGTCTTTCGAGGTGCTTAGTGCTACCACTACCAATATCTCCTTTATCGCCCCTGTGGGTAATTTAACTACCCTTGGTGGTGGATTACAAGTTGAGTTCGGCGGACGCTTCAGTGAAGGTCTAGGATTCATCCATCAACCTGCTCCGCCATGGGGTGTTTACTTCCAGCGTAGATTATGGGTGCCATTTTACTACGCTCCAAGCGGAACGTATAATGCACCTGTTTACACAGATAGAAATATCACCGACGAGATTGCTGTATCGGACATTTTAGATAGCCACACGTTTGACCAGATTGCCAATCAGTTCCGAATTACTGGCGGCACGGCAGATTACCTTGTGGCAATGCAGGGATTTTACGACGACAAGTTAGTTGTCCTTAATCGCAATAGCTTGCACCTTATCAGCGGCACTACTGGGAGCTTAAATGACACCCGTGTGACTGCGCTGACTAACGAAGTTGGGTGCTTAGCTAAGAAAAGCGTTGTTATGAAAGGCAATGCTATGTTTTTCCTTTCGGATGAAGGTGTGTATGCTGTTGAGTTCTTAAATGACTACAACCTTCGCGGTGCAGATGAGCCTATTTCTAAAAACATCCAGCCGTATATTGACAGAATCAACAAGAATCTAGCTGCTGAGGCGGTTGGAACTCTGTTCAATAACCGATATTACCTTGCTGTAGCCTTAGATTCTATTGCTGGAGCTAATGATGCTATTGGAAACAACACGATCTTGATCTTCAACTTCCTAAACAAAGGATGGGAGTCTATAGATACGTTCGGTGCTGGTGATTTTATCATCAAAAACCTAATTATTGGCAGCGCATCCGAGCGAAACAGCATTTATGCCGTGACATCCCTGGGTGGAGTGCATGAATTAGAGGTGAGAGAGATATCTAACGATAGCTTAGTGTCTGCTGGCGAAGTAACCGACTTCCCAATTCAGTCATCTTTGACAACTAGAGGCTATGCGCTGGGCAATCTTGACCGTAAACGCTTCACAGATGGGCAAATCACCATGCAATGTGTCGATGGTGGTCTAGGCGAGTATGATATTTCCTTCGCAGCAGAAGATCCAGACAACAATCAGAGCATCGGAACGACAACCATGTTTCTTGATGGCGTGGTGCTTGGCACAGGATCTACCAATGAGGACGAGACTGGAAACATTCGCTTCCGTCTTGGTGGCATTAGAGGCTATCTGGGAACGCTAACCTTGACACGGACAATCGGTTCCCCTAAAATCACGTCTATAAAAGTTACAGGTTCTGTAACAAACCGACAAATCATCTCACAAAAATAATATGGCTGGAGTAGTAGAAACAACGCACACTTTCGCAAACAACGAGGTTATTACCAGCACGTTGATGAATAACATCATCGACCAGACGCTATTTACAAGCGATGCTTTGTCGGGAGGAACTCTTGCGCTGACTGCTGGTAAGTTAAAGGTGGCAACATCAGGTATCACCTCGAACGAAATGGGTGTTGATGCTGTTACCGCTAACGCTATTGCAAGCGGAGTTATTACCAATGTGAAGATTAGCGCAACTGCTGCAATCTCGCTGTCCAAGCTAGCATCGGAGGCATTGCCAGTAGGAATTACTGTGGCAACTGCCAACATCCTTGATGCTAATGTGACTACTGCCAAGATTCTGGATGCCAATGTGACAGCACCTAAGCTCAGTGGAGCGCAGACTGGCACTGCTCCAGTTTACGGCGTGAGAGCATGGGCTAATTTTGATGCAACTGCAAATGCAGACC